AGTCTATTTGAGATGCACCTGAAAAAGGTGTTATGTTTGTATCGCAAATATCCCCAGCAGTTTGAAAATCTGCATAGTTGCTATCAAAGTATTCGTTAGCAATACCCATTCCATATCTATCGTTTCTTAAATAATCTAATAATTGATAAATCGGATTGTCTGAATATTCCCAAGTAGAACTTGTATCTTCTCTATGTGAACCTGAGCCACCTGTTTTTGTTCCATCAAGATTTGGATTGTAAACCTTTTTACCTTTGACTAATGCGTTTACTGTGGGAATAGAACCAAATGCGTCTCCATTCCATTCAAATCTAATTGCTAGATAAGCAACTCCTCTTAGTCTATGATTTGAAGTCCATGATGTAAGGGTGTCTAACAAACTTGAAGCTGTTTGTGAGTCTGAACCAAAATGAGGTTCTATTTTTATAAGACTTGCTGAGTCTCTAAAATAATTACTATCTGAACTAGCTACATCTCTTTGAACATTATCTGCAAAGTCTCCATCAAAAGTAACTTCATTATCATTAACAAATATTTTTGTAATATCATCTATCTCTCCCTCTCCTAAGATAAGAGCCATATATAAATATTGATTATCTGTTCCTGAAGTTTCTAAGAAAGCTAAAGTTCCACCAACTTTTCTTGTGCCATAAATTACAGGTATCTGTCCATTTGCGGCTGTTTTGTTTAATAGTATTCCTCTGGCTATGTTTTCTGCTGTAGTATCAAAGTTAAATTCTGGTTCATCAGGTTTTCTTAACCAAGTTAATGCAGTAGAAACAATAGATACAAATGAAAGTATAGGACTTAGAAAAGGAACAAATTTAGCAATAGCTTTACCTACAGCCGAACCAACTACTTTATTGAAAGCCTTTGAAATTGCACCAAAAGGCATTATTCTCTACCCCATCTAATATCTTGTACTGTCAAAGCACTAAATTCAAAACCTTTATCTCCACTAAAAAATCTTTGCTGTGAATTGTCGCTTGTTCTTCTACCTGATACCTTTTCAAAATTACCCCAATGAGAAGTAATATTCAATCCTAAAGCGGCTGTTGTAGTATCATCTTCTATTGAATATTCATCAATAAAACCATCAAACAATAAAAATGGATCAGATATAATTGCATTACTGCTATTTAAAAATGCTCTATATAATTGAACTGTTGCATTAATAATGTTCTCATTCAAAGCAATAGAAACAAAACTTTGATCTACACCTGATAATGTTAAGTTAAATGAGTTTTTTATTGGCTTAGAACCCTCTTGAGCAGTTCCTATATTAAGAATATGACCTGATGCAGTATAAGTTCTTGAAGTTCCTGATATACTTGATGTTAAATTAAAACTGCAATCAGTTAAATATTGTGGTGTAGAAAAGTTAAGATCAATTAAATGAACAGGTGCTATATTACCTGTAGCTAATTCAGTTTTTACAGAACTTGATAATCCTCTTGCCATTACAAACTCTCAATAACATCAAACTCATAATTAATTAAAATATTATTATCTTTATCTATTGTGTTCGTTGGAAACTCTTGCACATCAGAATTAAGATGAACAGTAAAAGTAATATTATCATAATTTACTTGTTCATCATCAGCTAAAGCATCTCTAAGAGGTGGTTCTATAGTTAGTGTTGATGCGTTAGAACTTGGTGTTACATCTTCAACTATCATATAAACTTTGCTGTGATTAAATTTAATTAAGTCCCCAGCTTTGAAAGAACCAGCAGTATCAGCCGCATGACCATCAACTGTTATTGTTGTATCTCCAGCAGTATGAGAACCATTAACTCTTACTGTTCCTGTTTCTGAACCCTGAGCATTAAAATAGCTTGGAAAAGTAATAGTAAAATTTTCTTTTCCTGATCTTTGTTTTATTATGAAAGCCTGTATAGGTGCAAACTCAGTTCTTGTTTTTAATGGATAGCTGAGAGTAAAAGTCCATCTTTGACCATCAATTTGCCTACGAAATGTTTTGCCACTATCGGTTGTACTACGCAAAGTTCTTTGTTCACTTTGAAAATTAACAGCTTTGAAATCAACACTTGGTAATGCACCACTCATACTACAGCCTGTCTCCCTGTTTCATTAACAGCACTATTTATCAAACTAACAATAGTCCCTCTACTATTAGTTAATAATTCATTAAAGCCTCTTGCATCAACTGTATTGATATTAAATGTAACAGCAACAGGACTACCGCCCATTTTATTATTAGCTACAATATTTCCTGATTGATTTGGAACAAAAAGCTCTGGACCTTTTTCTCCTACAATAAATGGTTTACCTTGAGATACAGGACCACCTTTTTCTCTAAAGCTAGTTGATTTAATTTGTGCAACTAAAGCCAAACCTTTTGCTAAAGCTGAAGCCGCAACTCCAATATTGATAGGAAATGGAAATTGTTGAAAAGCATTACTTGCGGCTTTTATCGCATTTATTGTAGCCTCAGCAATTTGAAATCTCTTATATGCTTCAAAAGCAGTTTTATTTAATCCACTCACTGCTTGAAGAGCATCTTTTGTGTTTGTTGTTATTTGTTTTAATCCCTCTTTGTTAATTTTTGCTTGTTCAACTGCATCTCTTGAAGCCTGAACACTCATTAAATGACCAAATTGTCTATAGACTTCAAGTTGTTTTTCTTTTTCTTTTCTAATACTTTTTGTTTCTTTAGCTAACATATCAACAGGCATAGGTGTCTCTGCTGGTAATGTTAGAGGTACTTCTAAAGGTTTATCTTCACTAATACCCATGATTTGTTTTGTAAGACCTAATATTTTTTCAAGATTTGCTATGACTATAGCCGCACCACCAATAAGAAGATTTTTTTTAACAGCCGCATTAAATGTCAACATAGCGGCAGTAGATGCACCAATAGCAGTAGCTAGATTTGTGAAGAACATTATCAATTTAAAAGCAATTAAAGTTTTGATAACTGTTATTAATGTATCAAAATTATCTTTTAAAAATATTACTGCTTTACCTGTAGCTGAAACTGCTTTAGCTAATCCTTGTCCAATTTTCATAGCTATATTATCTATTGTCTGACCATTTTGTGCTAAAAAATTATCAAGATCGCCAAATTGTTTTTTTAGCTCAGGAAAGAAACCAGCTTCTAAAATAGTTTTTTTAAATGTAAAAAATTTATCTCCTATCATTGATAAAGTTCCCTCAAAAGTTTTTGCAAGTTCATCAGTTGCACCACCAAACTCTCCACCTTTACCAAACACTTTTTTAAATGCCTCTGCTGTTTCTTTTGCTGTAACAGTAGCACCAGCTTTAAATCCTAATAAATCTCTAACACCTTTTTCTCTAAATAAATCAGCACTAGCTATACCAGCCGATAAAGACCTTTGTATTTGTTCTGATGTTGTTCTAAAATCTAATCCTGTAACAGCCGCTACATTTCCTGTAATTTCTAAAATATCTGCTAATTCTTCAGCATCTTTTGAAACAACTGATAAAACTCCAGCACCAGATTGTATTTGTTCTAAACTAAATGGAACTTTTGCCGCAAATTTAGCCATTTCATCAAAGGCTTTTGCACCCTCTTGAGTAGAACCAAATAAGAATTTTAATCTTACTTGTAATGACTCTATTTCTTTACCTGTATTTACAAGGTTTCTTATTACTAATCCACCACCTAAACCAGCTAAAGCATTTCTAACATTGAATACTGATTGTTTTACTTTATCAAGACCACCTCTGACATTTTTCAAGGCTTGTTGCGATTTATCCTTTGCAACAATATCAATATTTACTCTTTTAGTTGCCATTATTTTTTATTTAGCCTTTGTTGTTGTTCAGCCTTTTCAATTTGTAACTGAAAGTAAGCTAACCACATATTAAACTCTGTAACAGGCATTTGCAATATGTCTCTTACAGACATATGTAGCTTCTCTCCTAAAAATAAAATATTAGAAAGTTCAGGGTCAGAATTTACTTTTTTTTAATGTCTGAAAATGACTCTTGAGATAATATTTCTGAAGCAACTCTTGAAATAACATCAGTATCAGCTTTCATTTTGAATTTAGGCTTATGAGATAAGTCAAACATCTTATCGCCATCTTTAGTTTCTGCTTTTGTAATTATAACATCAACCAACACATTAAGATCACTCTCATTTGCACCTTTGAATATTTTTGCTTTTTCATTCATGGTAAAGGGTCTTACATACATAGCTTTATCGCCAATTAGACCCCACTCAGGAACTTCAATTATTTTTACTTCAAGAGACTCAAAATGGTTTTTGACTCCCTCAAAAAAATCTACTTTATCTACCACAAATTATTATACTGTTGCTGTGCTTACTCCACCTGTAAATTGGAAAGAGAAAGTTCTGCTAGTAATTCCGTCCATAGTAACTGATGTATCATTACCTGTTACAATAGCTGTGCCTGTGAAATATTCATCTGAACTATCAGCACCCTCAGGGTATAATTCTAAAGTTGCTGTGTTACCTACTACAAGAAGTTCTTGAGCAGTATCGTCATTATCAAAATGACATTCTACAGTTGCAGTTGCGTCTCCTCTTAACACTTTATAGGATTTGTTTGAGTCTGTTAAAGCTGTATCTTCTACTGTGTCCATAGTTTGATTGAGAGTAAATGCTGTGATTTCTCCAATCGCATTAGAACCAGATTTTACAACCCCACTTGTACCTACTTGAGTTGCCATAATTTTACTCCTCTATTATGTTTGTTTCCTCTTCTTCTAAATCATTTTTCGGAAGAGGTCTATCTTCTTTTTTATCTTTCTTAAAACCTTTTGCAAGAAATTTATCTAATTGATCTTCAAATATCTCTACTTGGTTCTCTCCATCAGGAAAGTATATTTTTATTCTTTTAGCCATTATGAAGTCCCCCT